AGGAACCGAATCCTGGGGTATATGATTGGGTGGTCAACTTTGACCTTAATTCTCTTTATCCCCATCTTATTATGCAGTACAACATTTCGCCAGAAACCCTCCTGGACGAAAGACATCCCACTGCAAATGTTGAAAGGATCTTAAATCAAGAAATTAATTTTGAACTCTATAAAGATCAAGCAGTTTGTGCTAACGGAGCAATGTTCCGTAAGGATGTTCGTGGGTTCTTGCCAGAACTCATGGAGAAGATGTATAACGAACGAGTTATTTTCAAAAAGAAAATGATTGAGGCAAAAAAGAAATATGAAAAAACTCCGACGAAAGAACTGGAAAAAGAGATTGCAAGATGCAATAACATCCAGATGGCAAAAAAGATTTCTCTTAACTCTGCTTATGGTGCTATCGGCAATCAGTATTTCCGCTACTATAAATTAGCCAATGCCGAGGCAATTACTCTTTCTGGGCAAGTCAGTATCCGCTGGATTGAAGGAAAGATGAATTCTTATCTCAATAAAATTCTAAAGACAAATGATGTTGATTACGTTATTGCTTCAGATACTGATTCTATCTACCTTAACATGGGTCCTTTGGTTGAATGTGTATTCAAGTCAAGAGAGAAAACTACTGAGAGCATTGTTTCATTCCTTGATAAGGTCTGTGAAATGGAACTTGAAAAGTATATTGAAGGTTCTTACCAAGAATTGGCTGACTATGTGAATGCATACGATCAGAAGATGCAGATGAAGCGTGAGAATATTGCTGACCGTGGAATCTGGACTGCTAAAAAGAGATACATTCTCAATGTATGGAACAGTGAAGGTGTTGCATATTCAGAACCTAAACTTAAGATCATGGGAATTGAAGCAGTCAAATCTTCAACTCCTGCTCCCTGCCGTAAGATGATTAAAGACGCTCTCAAAATCATGATGAATGGTAGTGAAGATGATGTGATTAACTTTATTGATAAGTGTCGTGAGCAGTTTAGATCTCTTCGCCCAGAAGATATTGCCTTCCCAAGAACGGCATCTGATGTTCAAAAGTATCATTCTTCTTCTGAGATTTATAGTAAGGGTACACCAATTCATGTTCGTGGAGCATTGTTGTTTAATCATTACATTAAACAAAACAAACTCACGAATAAGTATTCTTTAATTGCAAATGGCGAAAAAATTAAGTTTGTATATCTAAAAAAACCAAATACTATTCAAGAAAATATTATTTCTTTCATTCAAGATTTCCCAAAGGAACTTGGTCTTGACAAATACGTGGATCATGACCTACAATTTGAGAAAGCATTTCTTGAACCACTGAAGTCAATCTTGGATGCGATTGGTTGGAATGTGGAAAAAACTGTAAACCTTGAATCATTTTTTGCCTAATGGATCTGCCTATTAATGACGACGAACTGAATACTATTGTAAAAGCACTTGGTTTTGGTGGAGATGCTGCTTTGTACCACAAACTGAAACTAGTTAAGGAACTTAAAGAACAAGGTTTACCTTATAAAAAGATACTTCGTGAAGAATACGGGATGGTGGCATGATGATTAAAGTAAAATATCAACTTAAAGAGTATCCAAACACAACACTCTTTAAGTTCTTTAAAACTGAAGAACAAGTAGAGATTTTTAAATTTCAAAATCCACATTATATTTTTGAGTGATTTATGGACTTTCTTAAAGACATTGTAAAGGAAATTGGTGGCGAGTACACTCAACTTGCTGCAGACATTGATGAGACGGAAAAGTATGTTGATACGGGTTCATACATTTTTAATGCACTGGTTTCAGGTAGTGTATTTGGTGGTGTATCTGGGAATAAGATTACTGCTATTGCTGGAGAGTCTTCTACTGGAAAGACTTTTTTCTCTCTCGCAGTGGTTAAGAACTTTCTTGATATTAATCCCGATGGTTATTGTCTCTACTTTGATACTGAGGCTGCTATTACCAAGTCACTCTTAGAATCTCGTGGAGTGGATACTGATAGAACGGTTGTTGTTAATGTAGTGACAATCGAAGAGTTTCGTACTAAGGCACTTAAGGCAGTAGACATTTACTTAAAAAAACCTGTAGAAGAACGCAAACCTTGTATTTTTGTGTTAGACTCTCTTGGTATGCTTTCCACCGAGAAAGAAATTACTGATGCACTGAATGACAAGCAAGTTCGTGACATGACTAAATCGCAACTTGTCAAAGGTGCATTTCGAATGCTCACACTCAAATTAGGCCAAGCAAATGTTCCGCTCATTGTCACAAATCATACATACGATGTCATTGGAGCTTACGTACCAACAAAAGAAATGGGCGGAGGTTCTGGACTCAAATATGCAGCATCTACGATCATCTATCTCAGCAAAAAGAAAGAGAAAGATGGAACAGAAGTGGTCGGCAATATTATCAAAGCTAAGACTGCTAAGTCGCGTTTGAGTAAGGAAAATAAAGACGTTGAAGTCCGTCTGTATTATGATGAGCGCGGTCTTGATCGTTACTATGGTCTTTTGGAACTTGGTGAGATTGGTGGACTCTGGAAGAACGTTGCTGGGCGTTATGAGATTAATGGTAAAAAACTTTACGCAAAAGAGATTCTAAAGAATCCTGATCAATATTTCACTGAAGAAGTGATGCAACAGTTGGACGAAATCGCACAAAAGGAATTTAGTTATGGAGCAAGTTGAATTTCTAATTCTTAGAAATTTATTATATAATGAGGAGTATTTAAGAAAAGTTTTACCGTTTATCAAATCTGAATATTTTGAAGATGCAAATCAAAAAATTGTATTCGAAGAGATTGTTTCCTTTGTACAAGAATATAACAAACTTGCAACAAAGGAAATTCTTTGCATCGAAGTAGAGAATCGTAAAGATATTACGGATACATCATTTAAAGAGATTGTCCATTTGATTGATAATCTTAATGATGTACCTATTGAAATGAATTGGATTGTCGATACTACAGAAAAGTGGTGTCGTGATCGTGCAATTTATTTGGCTCTTATGGAGTCTATTCATATTGCTGATGGCAAAGACGAAAAAAAGAATCGGGATAGCATTCCTAGTATTCTGTCAGATGCTTTAGCAGTTTCTTTTGATAATCATGTAGGTCACGATTACTTAGAAGACTATGAGCAACGTTACGAGTCATATCACAAAAAGGAAGAAAAGATTGAGTTTGACCTTGAGTTCTTTAACAAGATTACAAAAGGCGGTCTCCCTAATAAGACTCTCAACATCGCTCTTGCTGGTACGGGTGTCGGAAAATCTTTATTCATGTGCCATGTGGCTGCTTCCGTCTTATTGCAAGGAAAAAACGTTCTCTATATCACTCTTGAAATGGCTGAGGAGCGAATTGCAGAACGAGTTGATGCAAATCTCCTTAACGTCCCTATCCAAGAAATCTCAGAATTGCCGAGGCAAATCTTTGAAAATAAAGTAACTAACCTTGCAAAGAAAACTCAAGGCACTCTAATCATTAAAGAGTATCCAACTGCATCTGCACACAGCGGACATTTTAAATCACTTCTTAATGAACTCGCACTTAAGAAGTCATTTAAACCAGATATTATTTTCATCGACTATTTGAATATTTGTGCATCTTCACGTTATAAGGGAAATCTTTCTGTTAACTCTTATTCGTATATCAAGGCAATTGCTGAGGAACTTAGGGGACTTGCAGTTGAATTTAATGTTCCGATTGTCTCTGCTACTCAAACCACTCGTTCTGGTTATGGAAGCTCTGACGTTGAACTTACTGATACCTCAGAATCCTTTGGTCTTCCTGCTACTGCTGACCTTATGTTTGCTCTGATCAGTACAGAAGAACTTGAGGGACTTGGACAAATTCTTGTAAAGCAATTAAAGAATCGTTATAATGATCCTACTATTCATAAACGTTTTGTGATTGGAATTGATCGCGCTAAGATGCGTCTTTATGATTGTGAACAATCTGCTCAAGATGATATCCTTGACAATAAGAAAGAAGAGGAGTATGATTACGAAGAAAAGAAACCAAAAAAATCATTTGAAGGATTTAAATTCTGATGATTCATGAATTTCCAGATCTCATAGAAAAAAATTTATGCAATAATATAATTGAGTATTTTGAATATTCTCAAAAAAGAACCACATCTCAAAATATAGATTTTTTCAGTGGAAGAACTCTTTGTATTTCCGAAATTGGAGATGTGCCATTGAGAAAAAAAATAAAATCTGTTATCTACAAAGTAACACAACAAGCATATATTCAATATCAAGAATTTATATTTCCCGAATTTTGTGATATTGTAAAATGGTATCCAGAAATGAATATGAAAATTCATGTTGATAATGGACATCCAGATGTGATTATGCGACACTATACTTCAATATGTTATTTAAATGATGATTATGATGGGGGGGAAACTTTTTTACCAAAACATAATTATTCATGCATACCAAAAAAAGGAAAGGTTGTTATTTTTCCCTCTTATTATCCACATGGAGTCAATTTAATTAAAAATAATCCAAGATATACATTGGCAATGTGGTTTACTAAAAATGCCGAATATCTTATGGAATAAATTTACTTGACGCCAAAAAAGATAACGACTACAATTACAAAAACCAAAAAAATCACTTAATTATATGACTAAAATTATTGATACAAACAAGTATATTGAATTCGTTCGTCAAACCACAAGTCCTGCAAGTAGCAACTATGCAGATTTAGTTTCTCGTTTGTCTCAACTTGAAGTTGAATTTGATGCTGATGTTCCTCGTCTTCTTACCGCAGCTCTTGGTATAACTGCAGAAGCGGGTGAGTTTACTGAAGTAGTGAAAAAGATTTTCCTTCAAGGAAAACCTTACAACGAAGAAAATGTTTTTCACCTAAAGCGTGAACTTGGAGATATCTGTTGGTATCTAGCACAAGCATGTAT